CACTGGCGTCTCCCCGTTTGTGACTCAGCTATTGCAGCTTTTGGAGAGGAGCGTAGTGGGTATGTTTTTCATTGACCCCACTGCACAGGAAGTAGCGGCGAAGGTGATTGGGGTGCGCACCAGCGTCGGTCGTCAGGTGCCGGTGGTGTCGAAGGGGACGGTGGCGAACAACTGGAGGGAGCGGGTGCAGTCGATTGTGGCTGCGGCGTTATGGAGCACGGTGCAACCGGCGATTGATCGGGCAGTTGCGGCAGCCGCGCAAACGCAAAGCGCCCCTCAGCCTTTGCAATGGCGCTGGAACGCGGTGTTGGACCCACGCACTTGCCCGGTCTGCCGCCCTTTGCACGGCAGGACTGAATCAGATCCTAAGGACTTCCCTCAGGGCCCACCACCGATACACCCGCGATGCCGGTGTGTATTGATCCCCGAGTCGGCGTGACCCTTACGTGGGTATTTAGATCGGCAATCTAGAGTGTTCTCTCAGCCTATTGCGTGTCCGAAAACGTAAGTGGTGTTCCTCCTGTGGAGGACACGAGTGCGGCAGCGCCGCCCTCAACCGCGACAGAAGCCACCGACAACTCTGAACTCCAGCGGCTCAAGGCCAAATTGGACTTGGTGCAGCAGGACAAGTTGAGAGCTGGTGAAACAAACGCCAAGCTCAACAGCAAAATCCAGGAGTTAGAGGAGACGGTTAGAGGTCTTACGACCCAACTGAAGACAGGCGAACAGCAACAACTGGAGGGCTCTGGTGAGTACCAAAAGTTGTGGGAGCAATCCAAGGAAACCAACAAAGCCTTGGAGCGCAGGATTACGGAACTAGACAGCGAGCTTGACGCCGAGCGCCAAGCGAGAAAGACGGAGACCCTCCGTACCAAAGCCCTACAGGAAATCGGTGAGTCGAAGGCCCTGCGCCCCGACCAGCTGTTATCACTGATTGCCCCAAACCTCCGTGAGGCAGACGGCACACCAGTGGTTCTGGAAGGTGGGATGGAGATTCCGTTACGCGATCACCTTGCCCGGTTACGCGCCCCAGAGTCTGGTTGGGAGCATCACTTTGCACCCAACGGAGCGATGGGACTGGGGATGAAGCCATCTGCCACCACCTCCAGTAGCTACGGCGGAACAAATCCGTTCCGAGCAGACACGCGAAACCTGACCGAGCAGGCCCGTTTATACCGTGAGGACCCCGCGCTGTACGAGCGCCTGAAAGCAGAAGCCACTCGCGGCTGAGAACAAAACCACCACCTGCATTAAGGAACAAAGGCAATGGCCGAAACCGTCCGCTCAAATATCATCGTTCCCGATATTTTTGAGCCCTACATCGAAGAGCAGACCACCCTCCGCAATGCCTTCATTGGCAGCGGCGTGGTGCAGCCTATGGCTGAACTCAACGCCACTGAAGGCGGTGACTTCATCAACCTGCCGAACTGGGTTGCCAACCTGAGCGGCGACGCTGAGGTACTGAGCGATTCAACCTCTCTGACCCCCGGCAACATCACCGCTGATAAGCAGCGTGCTGTGGTGCTGCATCGTGGGCGGGCCTTCGGATCTCGGGACCTCGCGGCGTTGGCTGCTGGCGCGGACCCCTTGGCTGCCATCGGCAACAAGGTTGCTGCATACATCGCCTATGAGCAACAGAAGGACCTGCTGGCTTGCCTGTCTGGTGCCTTCGCTACTGCTCTTAACGGCTTGACCGTCAGCACTGAAGAGGCATACCCCACCGCCTCCATGGTGTCTGGTGCCCGCGCCAAGCTGGGCGATCAAGGCGAGAAGCTGTCCGTGATGGCGCTTCACAGCTCGGCCTACTACAAGTTGGTTGAACTGAAGGCTCTGGATTACGTCTCCGCTGCTGAGATGGGCTCCACCGACCCCGTTGGTGGTAGCCGTGTTCCCAGCTTTGGCGACGTGCGGGTGCCGACCTACATGAATTGCCGTCTGGTGGTGTCCGATGACCTCGGTGCCAACGATGTGTTTTTCTTCACCCCTGGCAGTGTGGCTTCGGGTGAGCAGGCCGGTCTTCGCTCCGAGCAAGACCGCGACATCCTCGCCAAGGCGTCCTACATCAGCTTCGACTGGCACAACGTCTTCCACCCCATCGGTGTGAAGTACGTGGGCACTGGTGCAAACCCCAACCGCGCCACCCTTGCTACCGGCGCCAACTGGCAGAAGGTGTTCAATGACAAGAACATCGGCATGATCAAGGGCACCCTGAACGTCTGATGGGACTGACCGGGTTCAACCTGGCCCGGCGTAAGGAGGAGGCTGCTACTGCGGCCTCCCTTCCTTACCCCGCACCAGTCGCAGCAGCACCTGCTGCTGAAGAGGACAAGCCGAAGCGCAAGCAGCGGCCTAAGCAGGAGCCAGTTGACGCTCTTGAGGTGGTTACACCTGAAGAGCTTGCTGAGCCGGAAATCTAGGAAGCACCACCTCAGGTCATGGCCGCTGAGATCATTGCCACGGTTGGTGCCGCTAACGCCAACAGCTACATCACGTTGCTGGAGGCGCAGGCATTTGCCGATGGCGACATCAGCGCTGTGGAATGGGATAGCTCGACCACCGACCAGAAAAAGCGGGCGCTGATCACCGCCACCCGCAATTTGGATCTGGTCGGTTTTGTCGGGACACGAACCACAACCACTCAGGCGCTGGCTTGGCCACGCAAAGACTTCAAAACAAGCGAGAAGACCTACGCCGACAACGAGATCCCTAGCGAGATCAAGTTGGCGACTTGGGAGCTTGCCAAGGCTCTGGTGAAGGACATGGTAGTCGCCGGCCAAGTGGCAGGCAGCACCTCCCTGATTCCAGGAATCCCAAATGCGGGCTTAAAGCGGGTGAAGCTGGATGTGATGGAGGTGGAGTGGAAGCCGGATCATCAGCCAGGCATAACTCCTCTAAGAGCGCTGCCTCATCTCCAGCAGCTGTTGCAGGATCTAATCCTGAACACGCCAGGCCAGACAGTGGCAGTGGTACGCAGCTAGGTCGGTTTCCAAAGCAACGTAACTAGGTTAGGTACAACTACACTGGGCCAATGGCTCAGGTTGCCGACCACCAGCCAAAGTCCCCCTCATCGAGGCATCGGCCTCGTACTGGCTACTTGGCGACGCCGTTATCTCGTGACGAGCAGCGGATGGTGGCGCGGATGTACCGACAACACCAAGGGTTATTGCGGTTGATGGGGCGCAAGTTGTGCCGCAAGTACCCCTTTGTCAGCGCAGAGGACGTGTTCAGCTGCATTGATCAGGCGTTTATCAAGACGTGCCGTGCCTGGCAGCCGGCCAAGGGCACCTTCTCAACGCTGTTGACGGTATTTGCAGAAGGCGATGTCTTGCACTTCATACGCGATCACAACTGGACGTTGAAAGCGCCAGGTGCAGTGCGACGTAACGGCCAGCTGGCGCGAAGGCTGATGGAGAAGGGGTGCAGCCCTGGCGAGGTGATGATGAAGCTGGGGCTGACGGATGAGCAGCTCAAATTGGCACTGACTGCCACCAGCCCCACCGACCACGACATCCGAGGATTTGACCTCCACGTCTGCCCTAGACCCAACCCGTGGGAGCTGCTGGAAGCTGAGGAAGCTGGCTAAGGCAACCTAGGCGAAAGACTCAAGCACTCATGGCTACCGGCGCTTTCTTTGTAGCTCTTAACTACAAACTTTGGGTGAAACTTGGCACCAGCGCCAGTAGCATCCCCAGCAATAGCACGGGTATGACTCGTGTGTTTTCGCTGGACAACACCGGTATCCAAGCCCAGTCCGACACCCAGGATGTGCTCGATTACGACTCTGAGCAGGGTTTCAAAGCAACTCTAATTACCTCACAGTCGTACACTATACCTTGCAGTATGAATTTATCGGTAACGGATCCCGGGTATCTCATCTTGAAAACGGCTGCCCGCGACGCTGCTAACGGCACACTTGTCCAGTGGTATCGTGAAACTCCTGTGACTGATGGTTCTACAGATCTTCCCGAAGAACACGCCGGTCTTGCTCAGATTGGCTCGTTTTCCGAGGACATCCAAGCAGGGAATATTGCAAAAGTTACCTTCGACATGATTGGATTTGGGGCTTATTCGTTTACTCCTCAAACTGCTGTCTGATTTGGTACATTTAGTTAATTCGCGCCCCGCTTGACGCGGGGCTTTTTACTGCCCGTTTGCCAAGCGCCGCCACTCTTCCGCAAAGAACTGCTCCGGCGGCGCAGCTTGTAGCACCGGCGTGATCCAATCCCTCGGCGGGGCGATGTAGCTACCGTTTTTGCGGCCAATCACGTAGTTGCCCTGTAGCACCGCCAGCGAATAGGGCTCCTGCCAGACAATCCGCAGTGTGCCGCCCCCCACCTGCGGAGCCGACTGAGAGTTCAACAGCGCTCCAGTATCGACAATGTTCCTAGGTGACGTAACCGACTGGCCATTTTTCCTACGGGTCACTATTGGTTTGTTTGTATCCCTTGTTCGCGTAGGCCAGTCGTATTTGACCGCTTTGATTTCTTCCTGCAGCATCGGCGCCACCTTGTCGCCATACCCCTGCAAGATCACTGGTACGCGCTTTAGCAGCTCGTCCCCCTGCCAGTTCTTAATAACGAACCGCGCCACAGCTAGTCCTGCGTCAGCAATCGCACCCGCGTCCCCAGCGCCCCAGTCAACGTCGCACCAAGGGTGCCCGTGTCGCCGTACCCCATCCGCGCCTTCAACACCTCAAACCGCACCGGCTGCGTAGACCCAAACGTCAACACCCCAGTGCTTCCCACCGCAATCCTTGCGTCAAGTTCCGTGGGCTCAACAACGTACCCCTCATAGACGGTGCCGTTGTAGTCCACCCCAGGAAACGCGGTGGGGTCTACATCCACCGCCTTCAAGAACAGCTTGTACGCCAACGTCGCCTGCACCGGCATCACATTGCCCGTGTCGGGGTCAGTTGTGACGCCCTGTCCTGCGACGGTGAAGTCCGCGGTCGCGTTGACGAGGGCGAACAGGGCTGAAGTCATACCCAAGGTTGCCGGGGCAACCTAGCTGACAGGAGGCGACAGGACGTGGCTGAGCAGCTCGGTCAGGCGGTACTTGAGATCACCGTTGACGACACGAAGCTGCGCGACGGACTCAACAAAGCTCGCAACACGATTGAGCGCGCCGGAGGCGAGTTCAAGCTCAACGTCGGCGGTTCCGATCAGCAGCTCCAGCGTCTAGCCGCCACCGCCAAGACACTTGAAACCCAGCTTAAAAAGCTTCAGAGCAGCCTGCTAAACCTCGGCACCCGCGATCTTGCAAAGCTTGGCGGCGATTTCTCCAAGGCGGATACAGAGCTTTCGGCTTTTACTCGGAGCGTCATCAACGGTGACAGCGCTTTAGCCAACAGCACTGCAGGACTCCGGCAACAGGCACTTGCTTTTCGCACCCTTGCGGCAAAAGTCAATTTCACTAGCACGGAGTTCAAAAACTTTACCCAGGCCGCAGCAAAAGCAAGTCAGAAGGAACTTTTTGCAGGCTTTCAGCAGATTAATGCCCAAGAAAGCCTGTTCAAGCTCGGCGGCTTTGGCGGCTTCGACAGCTTCAAAGGCACTGAACAGCTACTTGAGTTTTCCAAAAAAGTAGGCACCACCCCTGCTGCAATCAATCTCTACATCACTGCGCTAGAGCAGGCGCTATCTGTTACTAGCACTACTGATGCTAACTTTGCCAAGCTCACTGCGGAGATACAGAAGCAGGCCAACGCCTTAACTACGGCAGCGGCAGCTGCTGACCGCTACATCAGTTCGCTGAGCAAGCCAGCCCCAGCACTACCACCCGCCAAAGGTCCCGCTCCGTTTACTCAGGTCGCACCCACTCCCGAAGAAGCTGCTGCGGAAGAACGTCGCAAGCGCCGTGAGCAGAAAATTGCCGACCGAATTGACTACATCAGCACTGGCGGGCGCGATCAGTCAGTTGTGCCTCCTAGCTTTGCTGCTCGCCCTGACCCTGACAACATAAAGGCAGAAGAACGTTTAAAAGTCGCAAGACGGCGGACCCGAGCTGAAACGATAAAAGCGGCAGAGGCAGACTCGAAACGTAGAGCCGAGAGTGCAAAGCGCCGCAACGAAATTATCGGCAACGCCATTATCGGCGGAGCGTTCCCTGCCCTATTTGGCCAGGGCCTCGGCGCCAGTGCCGGCGGTGCCCTTGGTGGCGGTCTTGGCGGTGAAATCGGAGGAAATTTTGGCTTCGGCCTCAGCCTCCTCGGCACCACACTGGGGCAGGCAGTTGACACCGCCCTGCAGCAGTTTGCTGACCTTGGCGCCGCTATAGATACTCCGGTCAAAAACTTCTCTGCGCTCCAGCAAGCTGCGCTTCTTAGTTCTCGCGGGCTAGAGCGCAATGTTGAGGGGTTAATTGCTGCCGGTCGCTATGCGGAGGCCAACGCGGTTATACAAGCGGATCTCGCATCAACCTTTGGTGACCTCTCCGCGGCTGGGAGTTACCGGGATCAGGTTGACCAGCTCAACCGCGCATGGGCTCAGGGCACTGTTGCGCTTGCCTCATTTGTCGCTGGCCCGCTTACCGAGCTGCTCAAGCGCATTCGCCTTGCGATTGGCGGCACTCCGCAAAATAACAACGAACGGGAGCTACAGCAACAGCAGCGCAGTAATGTTGCTGACACCTTCACAAAAGCTGGGCTTCTTGTTGGGAGCATCGGCGGTGCTGCGGCGCTGACCCCCGGCGCCCAGCTTCCCGGCCTGGCGACTCTCGGCATCGGTGCCCTACTCACCGGCATTGGCCGCCTTGCCGGACAGGGCGGCCCCAACCCCGCCGATGAAGACCTCAGACCCCTGGTTGACGCCGCCAACCGTGCTGATGAGGCCCGCAAGAAAAGTCTGGACGTTGCCAAGGCTGAGCGTGCGCAGATTGTTGCGCAGGCGCAGGGCAATCGAACTGCTGCAGATGCAGCTGAGCGACTTGCTGCTGCGGGCAAGCGCGATCAGCAGATCGCCGCCGACCCCACCCAAGCCCAAGCGGCGTGGCTGGAGTACGAGAAAACCATCGTTGGCGTCAACGAGCGCCAGAAGCAGCGCGAGAAAGAGCTGACGGCGACGATTGCGCAGGAGGTGATCAAGCGCCAGCAGATCGCCCAGCAGATCGGCGTTGCCCGCGCCCGCCGCGATGCCGCCCTTGCCGCCGGTGACTCTGCGGCCAACCCCGGCAACACCACCCTTGCTGCCCGCGCCGGTGAGCTGGAGGGGCTGTCATTCCTGGCGCAAAACCGCCTGCGCGTGGAGCAGGCGATCACCCGCGAGCGGGATCTCCAGGCCCAACTTTCGCAGGAGAGCGACCCCACCAAGCGCTCCCAACTTGGGGAGCAACTGCGCACCGCCGCCGATGAGATCCGCCTTGCCGGCGAGGAAGCCGGTGCGGCCCTCGCAGAAAAAGCAGCCTCTGCTGCCCAGTCCCTGCGCAGCGCCCAAGAAACCCTGCGCGGCACGCTGCAGAGCAACTTCAAGTTCCTGCCCCGCGATCAGCGCCAGTCGCTACTGGACAGCGCCCGCGCCGACATTGAGCGTGGCCGTCAAAGCGGGATTCTGCGCCCCAACTTCGGGGCCGCCGGTCGCCGCCGCACCTTTGAGGCTGCGGATTTCGTGCGCAACGTCGAGCAGCAACGCGGGCAAGTCGCCCAACAGCAAGCGCTGGTGGATGCCCTCAAGGAGAACACCAACGCCGAGCGCAACATCCGCATCAACGTGACGATGAACGCTGACGGCAGCTTCAACGTCAACCAAACCGAGCAGCAAGCCGCTCTCCTGTAATGGCTATCACCCTCGGCCCGTTCACCTTCAACACGCTGACGGCGCAGCCCTACGGCTTTGAGGAGCTGGAGGCGTACAGCGGCCTTAGCGCCCGCGCCTGGCGAGTCCAAGGACTCTGCACCCAAGCGCAGTGGGCCTCAATCACCAACACCTACGCCACTTGGCGCGACAGCCGGATTAACGACGAGGACACGCTCAAAAGCAAGGTGTTGGGCACCACGGTGTCGTTTACGGGTAGCGCTGCGGGCCTGAGCTGGAGCGCTATTCCCTGCTGGTTCCTTGCCGCCCCCAGCGGTGAGCAAGCCGGTGCCTACATCAGCGTGCGCTTTGACGTTGTTGATGCAGCGCAGTATTTGGCGGCGTTGCTTGCGCAGCAGGAGAAGAGCCGCGAGCGCGACGACGCCCTCAAGCCCGACCTGGGCACGATCACGATCAGCTACAGCTATCACAGCGCAGTGCTCACGCTCACCAAACCGCCACAGACATACAGCAACACCCCCACGGTGCAGCTGACCGCTGCCGGCAAGCCTTATATCAGCGGCCCCCTCGCTGCCACCCGCGTGCGCGACGTGGAGGGCACCTGCAACGAGGTGAACTGGACAGCGCTGCAGAGCTGGTACGAGGCCATCGTCATAGCCACCCCCGGCACGGGCACTTGGTATCCCACCAGTCCCCCGACGGCAACGGCGACCGCTGAGATCCAAAACGGCGTCAAGACCACCATCTTTGCCGTCTCCCTGCAGCTGACGCAACTCTGATGACGCTCGACATCCGCGCCAAGGTCTTCTGCGACAAGGGCCCCGTCATCAGCGGCGGCTTTAGCGACGATCACGTCCAGGGCACCGGGCTAATCCGCACCCGCGGCGAGGTTGTGTTGAACGGGTTAGTGAACCTGCGCCCCGGCGACCGCATCAGCCTGGGCTACGAGAAGAGTGGGCGGACCACGCGCATCCCCCGCGCCCTGCGGGTGTTGAGCAGCTTTGCCGAT